TTTCTACTTCCTTTTTCAATTCAGTAGGTGTAATGATTTTGTTACTATGTTGTTTACCTAGATTATGAAACGTCCAGATATTTTCGTTTTGGTTAAATATCTTGATACCGCATTCGCCATGAATAAACAATGGATACTTTACACCAGTTTTTCTAGAATGAAACCAGTATCTATCTCTCATAGTTTCTACGTTATTTTGACAATAACCACATACAACAGTATTCACAATATCTCCTTTCATGAAAGTTGCCGTATTCATAAGGATATACGGCAACAATATATTTATAACAAACCTAAATTTATTTTTCTGCCAATGTTTAATTTATAGTATTTAAGCTTTGCTTGTTTATATGATAAACCAAAAACTTGCATATAATATTTAGGAAATACATAATGCACATGCCATTTATGGTCTAACCATACAATAAACTTGTTAGGTTTAAAGTTTTTATGTTTATCACATAAGTTAATTGGAAATCCATTATATAAATATACTTGTATTATATAATGACTCATTTTAACTCCATTAATTTTGCATCTTTTACAATCCATAATTACTCCTTTACTTTAGAAATTAAATATATTCTGTTTTATAAACAGTTCTATAACGTATTTTTTTATATTCAATTTCGTTATATTCTCTGTTTAGTCTTTTAATATTAAAAGCTAAATCAATTAATATATCGCTTAACTTGTTTAGTAAATTATCTAACCAAATAAATTTAGGTTTAGTTAGAGTTTCATAATACCTTTTTTTACCTATAGGTATTTTTTTAATACTTTTAGATTGTTTAAGATATTTATCTCTTCTCATTATTCCTCCTTATAAAGAACGTATTCGTAAGAATATACGTTCTTATAGCGCTACTTAATACTTGTTCAAGTTCCATAAATAAAAAAAAACAGCTGGCTAGGATATTTAATCCTAACCAACTGTATAGTCCTATTTAAGCTTTTTGTGCTTCCAGTAATATCTTTTGACCACATGGCTTACATAGATTGTTATACCAGAACTGTTTATCTACATATACACCAGCATCATTTTTTCTAGAACGCAACTCGCGGAAATTAAATCCTAATTTAACTGTTCTATCACCTTCGTGAGTAGAAGCGTTGCATTGGAATGTCTTAGCTTCCGCTGGTTTTTCATCTGTTTCTACTGTAGGTTCAGTAGCTTTAACTTCATCTTTTATCTCTAACATTATCTTATCCTTTCTATAGAAATAAAGAAACAGAGTATGTCTGTTCCGCAAGGATAACAGACATACATACCTAAAGATAGAGTGTAATTAAATGAACAGTTTTGTATTTAGTTTATATTAGGATATGTATTCTATCTCTAGGTATAGTATTAAACTACCATAGGACTATATTTTAAAAACATATTAGGTCATATGTAGGACATATTAGTCTATACAGATACAGCATACATATACTGTATATATATAAAGTATGTCTTACTTAGGAATACTGTATCTGTATAGTCTTTGACCTACATATGTTAACTTAGACGTCTATATTATATAATGTAAGGCTAGAAAAATATGTTGGTAATTCTGTAAGACCCAATGATTTAGGGCGTTAGCGGGCATATGTGTTATTGAAGCTGACTAAACCTTTTTTAATGTCCTTGGGTACTGCCTTTGCGTTTCTACGTTACTGTCTTGCCAGTTAGCAGCTTTCTGCATCCCGATTGCACCTTCACCTGTAACAAAATACTTGTGTTTAGTGTTTGTAATCTAACTGACTATAGCATATAATTCTCACTATACAAACATCTATGGAGGATTAGTTAATAATGGTTGATACACCAAAAAACGTAGTTTGCATAGCTAACGGATGTAGGAAGCGATTGAAGGGCAAACAACGTAAATTTTGTTCTCCTACCTGCCAGAAACGACAGTTTGCAGCCGACAAGCGGCACAATGACAGAATACAGAAACCTATAAACACAGAACGTAATTCTGATGACGGGGATTACGCGTCTGTCAGACGAGGTCAGTATTACCGAGCTTTCGTAAGCGAAGGTCTAGCTGACGAAGTTGCAACTGGCGACATGGCAGTAGCTGAGGCGGCTTCCCTCCTTGGCTGTACATCGGCTACTGTCAGTCGTATGCTCGCTGCCTACAAGATTGACATACGCAACGAAGTTGCAGCAGAAGATTGGGAGTTATCCCAAGAAGCTGAAGAAGCATTAGAAAATTTTTCTAGCTTCCGCGATAAATACTTTAGAACTGAACTAGGAAAGAAATACGAAACCGCGGACTTTCATACTAACTGGATAAATAATATTATAGATTCTATAGATAACGGTAAAGAATTATTAATACTGTCACCCCCACGACATGGAAAGACAGAGTTATTAATACACTTTGCAGTATATCAAATATGCAAAAACCCTAACGTACGTATTATGTGGGTAGGTGGTAACGAAGATATAGCTAAAAACGCATTATCTGCGGTACTAGACGTACTAGATACTAACGAAGAATTACGAGAAGATTTCTGTCCACCTGGTCAAAACTTTAAACCAGATAACAGGTCAGGTAAAAACTGGTCACAAAATCAATTTACTGTAGGTACTAGAACAGTTGCAGGTATTAAATCACCAACTATGGTTGCTGTAGGTAAAGGTGGAAAGATATTATCTCGTGACTGTGATTTGATTATTGCTGATGACATTGAGGACCATCAAACAACTATGCAACCTGGTGCTAGAGAAAGTACAAGACAATGGTGGACTACAACATTATCTAGTCGTAAAGAGGAACACACAGCTGTTGTTGTTATTGGCTCACGTCAGCACCCTGATGATTTATATAATCACTTACTAGAATCAAATAACTTTACAAGCATTGTAGAAACTGCACATGCATTAGAATGCAAGATACCAGAACATGATGAAGATGAACATGTTAAGTGTATGTTATGGCCTACTAAACGTTCTTTTAAATGGTTAATGTCAAGATTACATTCTGCTGAAAGTACAGGTGGTAGACAAACATTTGAAATGGTTTATTACAATCAAGCATACGTAGAAGGTACGCAAATATTTACTATGGATATTGTTGACCAATGTATGCGACCTGATTTAGTACTTGGACAGGTATATAAAAACTTATATCTTGTTGCTGGATTAGACCCTGCATCATCTGGTTACCAAGCTGCTGTGTTATGGGGTATAGACCAATACAGAGGTGAGTTATATTTAATAGATTTAGAAAACCAACAAGGCGGTGGTATCAGAGCTGCATTAGACCAGATGGCAATATGGTTACATGAGTACGATTGTAGACATTGGATAGTAGAAGAAAATGGTTTTCAATCAGCTATACGTATGGACGAAGGTATAAAAGAATTTACTTTACGTACAGGTATTACAGTGCAAGGACATCTTACAGGTAAAAATAAACATGACCCATTGTATGGTGTTGGTGCTATGGCAGACTTATTTGAAGATAAACGTATACATCTTCCTGTCGGTGATGGTGTGTCAAATGCAAAAGTACAGCAATATAGGCAACAACTGTTATACTTTGATGGTAAGCCTGTTTCTAAAAGAAACAAGTCAAAAACTGATATAGTTATGGCAGGTTGGTTTCCAATGAAAGTTTTTAGGCGTATGCAAAAAGAGCATGCGGCTGATATAGGATTAGATTACAATCCTAGTTATGGAGATTATAAATTGACAGAAATGAATGAAGCACCATGGGCATAGAAAACATAGATGTAAAAAGTTACAAAGAAGTATTAGCTAATGCAGCTAATCTTACATCTGGTCGTAATGTTCAGGATAGACAAGTAAGTAAAGCTAGAATAAAAGCTATCTTAAATGGTGGACCTGATGGTATAAAAGCATTATTAGGTGAAACGATGGAAACCTCAGATGCTGATTTACTACCTGCACCTAATATGTTGCAATCAGGTATTGATAGACTTGCACAAAAAATATCAGGTGTACCTAATGTACGTGTAGATATTCCTAATGCAGTAGATTCTGCTAGAGCAAAAAACAGAGCAGAAAAACTAGAACGTATTGTTACTAGCTATGATGAAAAGCAAAACTTAAGTTTACAATTAGCACAAGCTTCTAGATGGCTACCAGGTTATGGTTTCTGTGCATGGGTAATTACAACTAAAAGAGATAAAAATGGTTTTTATTATCCTAGTGCTGAACTACGTGACCCGTTTGATACATTCCCAGGTAACTTTGGTCCAGACCAAAAACCTAGAGAGTTAGCTGTTGTACGTAGAGTACCTAGATATAAACTTGCACAGATATATCCTGAGTTTGCAGAACAAATTTTAAAACAAGATGATGATGACGAAACAGGTGAAGAATATCAAGATTATGCTACACCATTTATGTCATATGATACTAACCGTGAACAACAGTGGGAAGATAATACATCCCAAGGTGTTCGTGTTGTCGAGTATTATGACCAAGGTGGTACATACATAATATTCCCAGAACGTAGATTAATTTTAGATTTTATTCCTAACGTACTATCAACTCCACCATTTGTATTTGTTAAGAGAGTATCTTTTGACATGCTTAAAGGTCAATACGACCATGTAATTGGATTAATGGCAATGATGGCAAAGATTAATATTATGTCAGCAATTGCTATGGAAGATTCTGTATTTACAGAAACTAACATATCAGGAGAGATAGAATCAGGACAATATAGAAAAGGTAGATTTGCTGTTAACTATCTAGCTCCTGGTACACAAGTTTCTAAACCACA